TCTTTTATAGAAAAAATTTTCCCGAGAATGACTATTTTCGGGAAGTAAAATTTTCTAAATTATTTTTAATTTAGAAATATTTTTCTAAATATAGATTATATAGATGAAGATTAGAGTTTTACTAATTAAGCAAGTTGAAGAAGATATTAAAAAGACTGATGCTGAGATAAAATATTTACTATATAGAAGAAAATTAATGCTTATTCGTCTGAAGGAATTACAACTGCTTGAAAACTTACCTTCCTCGCAGAAGCAGGTGAAAGTTTCGTTGAATTCGAACGAGAGCGAGTTATAATATCATTAATTTCAGGAGTATTTATATTTAAAAATGGTGTTTTTTCATTATTTTCATTATTTTTACTACAATCACTTTCACAGCATAGACTTTTACAATGATACATTTGTTTTATACCTATTGCCACAGCACCAACTAAGGCAGAAATGCTTAAAACTAATACAAGAGTATAATTCTCATCCATAATATATATAATACTATTTTTTTTTATTTTATAGAAAAAAAATTGAATTTATAGAGAGAAAAAATTGAATTTACAAAGAGAAAAATAATTAATAAAATAATTAATTTAGAAAAAAATTATTTAAAATTTTTTTTATTTTATAATATATATATATAGAAAATGAATTTTTTAACTTACAAAGTCGCTCATCTTCGAACAGGTCACCCAATTTTTATTCGAAGTGATTTAGTTTCAGATTTACCCAAGGTAAACATAACAGGAGCAGGAAAAGACCGCATTCCAAAAGGATATTACATTTTTGCTGGTTTTTCATCAATAGCAGAAGGAAAGGAATTCGCAACAAAACATAGAATCAATGTCAATGCTGATAAAGCGAACGACGCAAGTATTAGACGTTATCTGAAGTCATTAAATTTTTCAGACGAAGGAATTAAAAAATTCCTTATTCAAATGAAAGTTGATGATTTTATTTTAAGACTCAAAGAAGCAAAGGAAGCATATGAAAGCAAAGAGAAATTTCATATTGAATTAAGAAAATATAGAACACATAATAACGAAATTCGTTTATTATCACAAAATGTGCCTTTTACAAGTAATACTTCATTAGTTGAGGCAATTAATAACCCATTAATTGCGTATTTTAATGAAAATATAATTGAAGAAATAGCACAAGCAAAGAAAAGCGTTAAAGCAGTTGGTGCTATCAGAATTTTAGCAACTTATTACACCGAACCATTTGAAACTATTGAGGGAAAAGTAGAATATTCAGCAAGAGAAACTAATAATTTACGTTCTAATGACTCAGGTAATCCTTTTTATAGTGTGATAAATTTTACAGGAGATAGTAGAGAACCACACACATTTTCATTAACATTTGATGAAGATGAAGATATAACAATCGATAGATTATTGGAGAGAGTATCACAAACATTAGTTTCAATTGTTACGATTTTTATTTTTACTGGATATCAAATGCTTTTTGAATCAGCAAGAACTGAAATAATAGAGCAATATTTCCAATCTTTTAGAGCATTTGAACCTTGCCAAAACGCACAATTTCATAAACTTACTGCTTGTTCTACAACAAAAGGGCGTTTATGTATCTATCAAACATATTACTATCTATACATAAACGAGAATGATATGAAAATTTCAAAAAACAAAGAAATTATTAAGGAGAAATTACTTACAGAACCAAAGGAAGTTCAAGAATATGTTCGCAAAGGTGAATTAGCAAACTTTTTAACTTATAAAGCAAAGGAGCAAAATGAAATTTTTTATCTTAGATTTTTTGAAAAAGTTGGAAAGGATTTATTTGGTTTGATGGTTTTATCAAGTGGTGAAATTAAGGAAGTTAATAAATTAAGTGAATTTAATGGTAGAAAGGTTTTTCTTTATGATAGTCAACACGTTGCTCCGAGTAAAAATATAACATACCAAGATAAAAAGATTGAAGAAGAAGAAGAGGAAGAAGATGATGGATTTACATATAACCTTAAACCAATAATTAAAAAAGCAGATAAGAAAGATAAAACAAGACCAATTATAATGTCATTTGATATGGAAACTTATAGAGATAGTGAATATAATAGTGTTCCTTATTGTATCTCTCTTTATGGAGATAAATATCAAGAAACATTTTATGGAAAGAATTGTGTTGTTGATTTTGTTGAATTTTTAAATGATAAGTTTTGTATTGAAACAAGTATAACAAAGACAAACGCAAAATGTCAAGTTCAACAATATTATATTTATGGATTTAACAATTCACGTTTCGATAACTTATTGCTATACAAAGAATTAAAGAAAACTAATGTTTCAACTAAATTATTAATTGTTGATAGCACTATTAAACATATTAAATTTTTTAATATTAATTTTTTTGATTTAAGTCTTTACTATGCTGGTTCATTAGCATCAACAGCGAGAGCATTCAAACTTCTAATAGTTAAAGGAGTCTACCCGTATAAATTTGATACAGAAGACAATATTTATTATGTTGGTGAAATTCCTGAATTAAAGTATTGGAATAGTAAAAGAGATATGATTGAATATATTGAAGAAAATGGCACAAATTTTAATAAACGTGAATATGCTGAAAAATATTGTCTTCTCGATGCTGAATTAACATATAAGATTGCTCTTCGTCACGTTTCTGAATGTTATGGGGAAATTAATGGTCGTATTTTTGATGTTGTTGCTAAACCAACTGGTGCTGGACTTGCCTTGAAAATGTTTCAATCTTGTTTCTTGAAAGATACTATTTATCAATCACCAAAAGAACAACAAATAAAAGAAAGACTTGCTTACAAAGGAGGACGAACAGAAGTTTTCAAAAAATCAGGCAAAGATTTATTATATTATGATATCAACTCTTCTTATCCTTTTGCTATGACTATGGAAATGCCATATCAATATATTAGAACAACAGATTATGAAGAGCAAGAAAGAAATGAATTTATTGATACTGATTTATTTTATGCTCGAAGTGAATATGTTGGTAATGATAAAAATTTTATTCCCAATTTACTTGCTCGTTCAGCGAAAGGTGATATTATTGCCACAAAGAACACCCCTTATGGATATCATTGGGGAGTAGAATTAAATGAAGCAGTTAAAAACGGATGTAAGATTTTTATAACTCAGGTTAATCAATACAAGTATAGAAAAGTTTTTGATGAATATGCTAATTATTTTTACAATGAACGTTCAAAAATAAAGAAAACCAATGAAGTTAAAGCAAATTTTTATAAATTATTACTAAATTCATTATATGGTAAGTTCGCTCAGTCAACAAAAGAGAAATCGGTTATTTGTAGAGAGAAATATGAAATCGATTTAATTATTAAAGATTCTAAAAATAAAATCACTGATTTTTATCAAGTTGATAATAATATTTTAATTAAGTATATTAATAATGAAGATGAAGGTAAGTCAGTTGGTAATTTAATCAGATTTTCATCATATATTGCCAGTCTTGCTCGTACAAATTTAAGTAAGATGATGCGTGATGTAAGTCACGAAAATGTTTATTATTGTGATACTGATTCAGTTTTTACAAGCAAGAAACCAAGTCCTGAATTTTTAGATGATAATATTCTCGGTAAATGGAAATTAGAAGATGAAGTTAAGAGCGGTATTTTCCTTGCTCCAAAGAGTTATACATATGAAACCAAGAATGATGAAAAACATTTCAAAGCAAAAGGAATGAAAAACGACCAATTAACAGAAGAACACTTCATAAATGTTGCGAATGGCAAGAATCAAGAAATTATGAATGAATCAATGTTCTTTCGTTCATTAAATGGTGTTAAAGTTAAACCTCAATCAAGAACAATGTCAACAACTTATAATAAACGAATTTGGAATGGAAATAATAGTAGTCCTTTTGAAAGTTATGACGATTGGTTAATTAATAAAGAAAAGAAATAATTTTATTTTAGAAAAATAAATATTTATTTTAGGAAAATAAATTAATTTAAAAAAAATTTTCTTTATAGAATATATAAATAGAAAAAAATGTCTCGCCTTCAACTCGTTAATATAATTGCTCCAACTGGATATACACAAGGTATTAAAGTCCGATTAAATAAAAATTCAAGAAAAACAAATATAGAAAAGAAAAGTATTATTAGTTGTATTGAGATAAAAGAAATTAAACCATTTTATACTCTATATGAACCCGATGGAAGTGAAGAACATTTTGCCACATTAGATGATATAGCACAATTCAAGGGTACAAGCATTTCTAATATTTACCATATTATTGAGAATAAACGTGTTAAGGGTTTAAATTTTAGAGTTTCAAAAGAAGAAAAACCATATATTTTTATGTATCAAGGACAAGAATATTCAGCAAAAAATATTAAAGGAATTGCTGAAATAAGCAAGATTTCGGTCTCTTCGGTTCATAAAAGTATTGTCGAATTTTTAAATAAATAAAAAAATATAGAGTTTTAAAAAAATATTATATTTGTATATATTATATATAAATGTCTTATCGCTCATACGAACATCGTCCCGCTCACGTTAGAGCAAGAAAACCAATGAAACTTCATATGCGTCATCCTTCTCATATGTCCGCAGGGACTATGCTTGGTGGAGAAGCACTACTTGGTGGCAGTATTAGAGGTATTAAAAAATTTTTTAAGGGTTCAGCAACACTCGGAGGAAGTCAACTTGGTGGTGAAATGTTAGACCTTTATCGTTCAGGTCTGCCATATGACCCAATTGCTGAAGGGGAGGCACTACTTGGTGGAGAAGCATTACTTGGTGGTAAGTATGCTGTTCGTCATTATGAGGATGGAACTCCTTATCGTCTTATTAAGGGTCGTGAAGTTGTTTATCATCAGCGTCCAGTTAGAGAGAATGGTACTCGTGCTACTACAAAGCAGTTAGAAGCATTAGCAAAAGCAAGACGTGTTAAAGCAGAATTACGTTCTTTAGGTAATATTGATATTGGTGAAGTCCCAACCCGTAAAATTAAAATTAATCTGCGAAAACCAGTCGTTAGCGAAATGGCAATAGTTCCATATGCTGAACCAGTTCGTAAACCTAAATCCGAATATAAGTCAGTTAGTAAAGGTCATTTAGTTCATCATACTCCTGCTTTTTATGCCAAAAAGGAAGCAGAGGCGGATATGTATAGACGTGCTGGTAAAAAAGTTCCAAAGCGTATTATGAATTATCTTGAGGGAGAACAGCACGGACACGGACTGATGCTTGGTGGTCGTTGGTATCGTCCTACACACTGGTAAAATAAAATAATAGTATTAAATATAATGTATTCTGAAACTTTGGTAAGAAATTATGCCATTCCATCTGAACTCTACTTAGATATAGCAAGACATAAAGCATTAAATTATGGACTAAATCCATATAATCTACATTTTAGTGACGATGACAAACATAAACTTTTATATAGAAGTGGAAATAAGAATATATATTTTGGTTCTTCTACTAATAAAGATTTTATAATATATTCTCTTCTTGAAAAAATGAAAATAATTCCAAAAGGAACAGCAATTCAAAAAAGACGATTATATATTTCAAGAGCAAGTAATATTTTAGGAGATTGGGAGAAAAATCCATTAAGTAAAAACAACCTTGCTATTAATATTTTATGGTGAATTTTTTCTAATTTTAAGAATAAACTTTTTCTAAATATATAATATATAATATGTTCTCATTTACTGAAAGAGGTTCTATAAAACCAATTGCCGAAATTAAAGGAAAATCAGAATTAGCAGGTAAATTTCTATATCTACATAGAAAAGACCCACATACTAAAGAATTAAAGAAAGGATTTTTTGATGAAATTACATTAAAACCCAGTGATAAATTTGAATTTATGCCTGAAATTAGAGATAATTTTACAGATACCATTAGTATAACAGCACCCAAAGGAAGCGGTAAATCTACATTAGGAGCATCATATGCGATGAAAATTAAAAAAGTTTTAGGATTAGAAGATGACGATTTAATTGTTGTTAAGAAAAGTAAAACTGATGACCCAGCATTCAAAAAATTAAATCCATTATACCTATATTGCGATGAGGAAATGGTTGATAATCCACCAAATTTAGATGAAATTGTATCAGATGGAAGACCAAAAGTAATATTATTTGATGATATTGACGTAATTCAGAGTAAAAAATTAAAGGATGTAGTTCAAAAATTTTTAGATGAATGTCTCTGCGAAGGTAGAAAACTTGGAATCTCGACAATTATTATGGCACATCGATTGGCAGGGGGAAGAGACACAAAAATGATTTTGTCCGAATGTTCGTATTTATCTTGGTTCCCTGAAAATACGACAAGTGATTTTAAATATACTCTTCAAAAATATTGTGATATGACTCTTGATGTAATTCGAGATTTAAAAAGTAGTCCATCTCCTTGGGTTATGTATCATCAACATTCTCCAAGATTTATTCTTACTGAAAATCGAGCAGTTATTTTTGATTTAGACCGAGAAAAAGATAGATTAGACGACATTAAAAAGGAAAAGAAAGAAAGACGACTTTTAAAACGAGTTCTTTATCCTCGTAGGTCAGGTCATAGCGAAGAAAGTCAAGATGAAGAATATTAATTAAGAAAAAATAAAATATTTACTTTGTATATATAATGAATACAGAAGACTATGCCTTATCTGATACTGATATTAGAGTTTTAGTGCCTGAAGTTAATTTTTGGACTTATCCACAAGTATCAAGAATGTCACATTTATATGATTTATTTCAGAATGGAAACGAAATGGCAGTAATTTTATATTTAACAAAAGAACATTTCGGACATTATTGTTGTATTTTCCTTAGAACTGATAAAAATGGCAATAAAATAGTTTCTTGGTTTGACCCATACGGACAGGAAGCAGATGATGCCTTGATGGGTCATATTGATCCTGATGTAAGAGAAAGACTGGATGAAGTTAATCCTCATTTATTTCAGTTAATTTGTGAAAGTGGTCTACCTGCTGAATATAATAATTATCGTTTAGAGGGAGCATTAGCAAAAACTTGTGGAAGACATTGTTGTTTTAGATTATGGAATACACATTTAGACCCTGATGAATTTGCCGAAGAATTCATTTTTGAAGCAAATAAACATAATTTGACAACTGATGGATTAGTAACAGCAATAACTAACGAAAGTCTTCCACAATTTTCAACTGGAAAATATGACGGAAGTGGTATTTTTGATTGGATATTTAAATTAAGAGGCGGTCTTCCTCCAAAAGTTAGAGACTATCTTAAGAAATATGGAGATTATACTATTGAACGCTTTAATATATGGAGAGACCCGATTCTTCCAGTACTAAATAAAGTCTTAAATGCTTTATCATTAGGAGATTTTGAGAAAAAAAGAAAAGAATATAATATTGATAAACTTTTCCACTTATATATGGTTCTTACTTTAAAAAATCGAGATGGTAAAATTGTTTACTTACTTGTTGAGAAAAATGAGGTAATTAATATGGAGGAACGAAAAGATTGGAAAAATAAAGAATATAAAATTAGCGTAGACGCACAAGGTACAATAACAGGTGAATACATCCCAAGTGCTAAAATAACACTTTCAGAATTATTTGCTGAAGGAGAAAAAATAGCAGGAAAAAATAAATTTATCAACTACGACCCTATTAAAGAAAATTGTCAAGACTTCATAATTCATTTACTTGAAGCAATATTTAAGTTATCTAATGCTAAACTTCCTGATTCCTTAAGAAATTTTGTTAAACAAACTAATATAGAAAAATTACTTCCGCCATCTTCTTTCGCTGGTAAATTTGCTGTTGGGATTACTAAAGTCGCTGGTTGGATTGACCGATTGATACACGGAGGTAAATTTGTCGATGAGTATCATTTAATTAATTAAAAAAAATATTTACTAATTATATATAGAAAATGTCAAATCAATCAGATTCTCAAGCATTTGTTTATGCTAACTTAGTTATGTCTTATGTTGGTCAAAGTGCTAATGGGAAAACGTTAGCAACGACAAGTATAACTAATACTTCCCCAATATTATCTAAACCAAGTAATTATTATGGTATGATAAGTAGACTTTCAATAGACAATTACACAATTCCTTTATATATTCCTCGTGTTGTTCTAAACCAACCTGATGTTAATCTTCTTAATTATCAATTTGCTCTTGGTTATAATGGGGTCTACTCAGACCCAATATATGTTGAATTTATACCATCTCCTGACCCATTAGATACAGGATATAATTATACTCCAGCAAGTCCAGTTGGAAATCAACAAGATTTAACGACAAGTTATTATTATATCTATTTATATTCTCAATTTTTAAATATGTGGAATATTGCTTTAGAGAATGCTTTAATAAATTTAGCAGGAAAGACTACTTTACCAGTTGGTATCGAAGCACCAATTTTTTATTTCGATTCTTCTCTTGGTTTAGTATTAAAAGCACAGACAGCAAATTACGGACAAGGATTTAATCCTACAACTACTGTAGCAAATAAAGTTCAAATTTATATGGATGGAAATCTTGCTCCTTTATGTAATGGAATGAATTATATGTATACTGATTTATATGGAACTGGTAATTGTAAGTTTGTTTTTATTTTAACTAATCTACAAAATAACATTGATTCTACTGGAGATTATTACTTAAGCAGTCTACAAAATATATCTGAACTTTATAATTGGACGAGTGCTGTATCAATACAATTACAGACCAATATGCCTGTTGCTCCTGAATATACTCAAGGGAGTATAGGAACACAAGGTTACGGACAAAATCAGAGTCAGACTATTGCTCTATTAACTGATTTCATACCTGATAGGTCAGTTAATCCCGCTACTTACCATACCCAAGTTGTTTATAATAAAGTAGATTCTTTAAGACTTTTTGATTTAATAAGCGATTCACCGCTAAAAACACTTTCAGTAACTTTATCTTTTATTGATTCTTATAATAGAATATTTCCAATGTATCTTTCACAAGGTCAGACAGCAAGTATAAAATTTGAATTTATAAGAAAAGATGTTTACTCTAATATTGGAATTTCAAAACGATAATTTATTTAGGATTTAAAATTTAGGAATTTAAGAATTTTAGGATTTTGAAATAAAATAAAATCTTTGTATATAATATATATAACAAATGTCCGCAATCCCTTTAATGAAACTAATCGATGCTCGTGTCGCTTACGAAGGAGCAAAAGGAATTCCTTGTGTTAATGGTTGTGCTGAGGTCAACTTTCAGTCCTTCCCCGCTCAGTCTTTAAATACAAGTAAGCATATTTTTAACGTTAACGTGCCTTCTCTTGATACTGGTCTTGTTCGTAATGCTATGTATCATTGGCAGGGTTATGCTGATTTCGTTGGTACTCCGGCAACAGGCCAAACAAACCTTTTGGATGGTATTGCTCTTGGTCTATCTGATTCTTGTGCCGACCAAGTTATCTCTACCGAAACAATTAATATAGGAAATAAAGCAAATTCTGTGGAACGCAGTCGTTGTGGTGTTGAACTTAATCGTATCAATGCCCCGAGCAAACTTAAGGCACAATACCAGTCAGGTGCTGGTGGAGTGATGCCTGATTTTGCTACAAATTTCCACCCTTGGATTAATAGTAATCGCAATGTTCTCGCTCAGCAATATGATGTTGTTGAGTCAGACCAAATTGCCTCTCCTCGTACTGATTGTATTTATATTGGTAGTAATACCCCAACAACTGCCCGTGTCTATGTTGACATTTATTTTCCTTCCGTTGTTAGTCCTCTTACTCAGTCAGGTGTTGATTGTCCTGCCATTAGAAAGATTGATGTTCTTATTGCCAATCTCCAACTACAAAATATGATTTCTCTTTTCTCTTATGATGCTTCTCCTGCTGGATTATCTCTAACTCTTTCCAATTTTACCTTTACTACATCAGAGATATGGATATCATTTGTCACTCCGGCTCCCCATTCCGTTGGTTTCTTCCCCGCTGAAGATGTTTATGACTACGATGAGGTTACCGTTTGGACGAATACTCAGCAATCAGTTACTCATCAGAGTCAGAGTCAATTTAATCTCCAACAGATTAGTTCAAATGTAATTCCTGATAAGATTCTTATTGGTGTCCGACCAGTCCAGGCATTACTTGATAATGGTGGTGCTGAATTGCCTCGTTTTTGGTTACCAATTAATGACGCTGGTGTCAATCTGAAATTTAACAATACAACAATTCTTAATAGTGCTAGTAATAAGCAACTTTATGAAATGTCACTTAGAAATGGTCTTTCGCAGGTAACTTTCCCTCAATTCCAAGGACGTAATGTAACATTCGACCAAAGTGGTTCTCAGACTGATTTATCAAGTCTTATTCTTGGAGGTTGTTTTATGGTTATTGACCCTCAACTTGATTGCCAAATCTCAACCAAGGGATTATGTAATGGAGCGTTCTCGAATTGGACTATTACTGGTTCAATTACAGTGGAGAATCAGACTCATACTGACTTCCAATGCGAATTATTTGTCGTTGCTATTACATCAGGTACATTCGTTAGTAATGGCAAAGTCACTGCTGATACTGGTCTACTTACTCGTCAGCAATTTGTTGCTACAACTTCAAATGCTGAAGTTCCAGTTTCTACCCGTAGTTATTACCAGTCTCTTTCTCGAGAGGAAGGTTACCAAGGAGGAAGTTGGGCATCTTTTTGGCGAGGAGTCAAGTCTGTTGCTGGTAAAGTAGCACACGGAGTTGAGAAAGCACTTCCAATAGTTCAGAAAGTTCTTCCCTATGTCGCTAAATTTGCTGGGGTAGGTTATGATGATGCCGAAGACGATGAAGCAACAGGTGAGGGTGAAGGATATATGGATACAAGTAAGAGAGCATTAGTTGATAAAAAGGCAATGGCACGTTCATATATGTCCCGTAAGTAAATAAATAAGTAAATAAATAAGAATTAATTACTTTGTAAAAATAAAAAATATATAGATTATATATAATGTCTCTCAAAAACTTATTCATAAGTGAAATACCTAATTATCTTACTATAACGTCGGATAATTGGAATGGTATAGTTTTATCAGGAATAACAGGAGCAGGAGTTCAGCAGTTAATTAATACTGACGATAATATAGAATTTTCAAATCCAACTGGTATGGTAATTGCTAATCTCAATCCAAGTCTAAAATTAGACGAATTAACTATTGGGGCAACTGGTAGCAGTTATACACTACCAATTAGTAGAGGTACAACAGGACAAGTTTTATCAACTAATGGAAGTGGGAATTGTTCTTGGGTAAATGGAGGTGGTTCATCTTCAGGAGTTAGTTCTCTGACAAATACTGATGGAAGATTAGATTTATCAGGTTCAACTGGAAATATTGATATTAATATCGCTCAAAATACAATGCTAACAAATAAAACATATTATTATAATTTTGATGTAGGTCAAAACCTTATAGATTTTTTTGCTACCATACCAGTGTTCTCAAATGTTGAACTTTCTATTGGTAATGAAGGAGATGGTATAACACCATTAGTTATTAATAATAGTATGTCAATTAATGGAAGTCAATCAGCAAGTTTATATTATGTTAGTGCCAGTGGTAGTGGAATTTCTCAGACTTGTATTGCTTATCCTGTTGTTATTGGTGCTGATGCTAACCTCGTATCTTTTAGTAATATCAGTTTTAATTCGGAGACAGGTATTGCTGTTGATTGTAGATTAAATAGTGCGGTATTCAATAATTGTTGCTTTATGAATTATACAACAATATATACATCTTTTAATTGTGTTTTTAATAATTGTTATTTTGATTCTCAGGCAGTAATAAATGACTACAATAGTACTTTTTATAACAATTGTACTTTTTTTGGTAATGTTATAATAAATAACCCATCAGGAGTATATATAAATTGTAGTAGTTTTACTAACCCTAATATTGTCCCAGTAGATTTAATAAATGGTAGTCTAACATTATTACAGGAAGGTCAATGTATAGAACGTACTGATAAATTACAAATTGGTTTGACTGGAAATAATACCAGTTATGTATTACCAACAAGTAGAGGCACAACAGGACAAGTTTTATCAACAGATAATTCAGGTAATTGTTCTTGGAATACATTAAATTATCTTACTGGTATTACAAGTGGAAATAGTAATATTTTAACATCAAATATTGGAGGAACTGGTACAGCAACTTTAAACACAAATCTTTCGGGACTAACAAGCATAAATTCAGTTAGTCTAACTACAAATAATTTACACATCGGAAGCAATTATACATTGGCAACAAATGCTCCTACTTCATCATTCCAATTTCAAACAAGTTCAGGAGGAACAGGCACAACAGAAAGATGGTCTTCAATAATTAACACAGATAGTACACTTACAATAGGAAGTACTGGAAATGATATTACAATTAATTCTGCTTCTTCTAATGCTAATACAATTTTATATAATCCTTCTTCAACAACTGGTGCTTTACAAAATGCTATAAATAATCTTAAAAGTCTTCAAAGTTCAACAGAAATGCCAGTATTACTAAATATTGGTTATGGATTAGATACATCAGGGGCTGTTTCATTTTATGCTTCAGACCTAACAATTCAAGGAAATAGCAAACCATATAGTCCTGCTGGAGTTGCTCTTGAAACTGGAAGTTGTATATCAGGTAGTTTTACACAGACTTCAGGAAATAATATTATTTATAACAATCTTTCATTTAATACTTTAAATTTATCAAGCGTAGACTATCAACCAAACTATTTAGAAAATATATCTTTTTTCAATGTTGGTAGTACTGGAGGAACTATTTTTCCATCATTGACTATAATTGGAAATAGTCCTTATATCATTGAAAATTCTCAACTTCCAAACACATTGACAATTGGTACTACTGGAAATGCTTATACTGGTAGAATTCAGTTAAATAATTGTGATATGTTAAATTGTATTACACTTAATCAATTGACTATTAATAGTTTTTCATTGATACTAAATAATTGTACCAATATTAACACATTAGTTTTCCAAGATGGATTTAATTGTACTATACTGCCTACACCAATAGAAAGTCAAATTTTACCAGTAACATTTAATAATGGTATTGATAATTACTTAGTTAGTTGTAATTTTGTTAAATCAGGTAATATAGTACATATCAGTTTTGATTTTCCTGATGCTACTACAAATGGCGTGGCAAATGGTGGACTATATGCTCCTACAATTACTAATGTTGGAAATCAGAACGTATTTAAAAGTTCTCCTGTTTTAAGTAAATACACTCCATTAAAAAATCAAACTATAATAACATCATATGGAGGACAATTTTCTTCAATATCAACTACACCAACATTGGATAGTCAAATTGTTTATACTATATTTATTGATACTACTGGATATTTATATTTAGTTCCTAATGGAAGCGATTGGACTTATCCAAATGGTTATATGATGTCAGTCGGAAATAATCTTAATGTTGGAAATACATCAAGTTGTGAATCATTAGCAGTTACGGGGTCTTATTCATTAGTATAAAGTAAAGAATATTTTATATTTTCTTTGTATATAATGCCTTATTCAATCGTTGAAAGTGTAAAAGATAAAGAAAAAGTTAGAAGGTTTTACGTCTATAATCATCATTCAGGTAAACTTATGAGTGGTAAACCACTTACTTATCAGACTGCTTTACGTCAATTACAAGCATTACATATTCATTCAAAAGAATAATCTATATTTAGAAAAATATTTCTAAATTAAAAATAATTTAGAAAATTTTACTTCCCGAAAATAGTCATTCTCGGGAAAATTTTTTCTATAAAAGA